ATGCACAGATGCGCAATTGATTTCATCGCTCGCCATTGGTGGCGGCGCCTGGAGGTATGGCTGATTTCCGTGCTGCTAGTCGCTGGCTGCCTGATGCTCGGCTTTCAGGCAGGGCAGTGGTCGGCGAATGCCGAGCATACGCAGCAACTGGCCGAGGTTCGCGACGCCTACGACGCAGCAATGGGCAAGCGGGATCGCCGCCTGGACAGGCTGGCCGAAACCACGACTCAGGCAGCAGACAAGGTCGAAACCGCTGCATCGATAGCCAGCCAGGCTGCGCATGCGGTCAGTCGCGCGGCGGACAAGGCGGATGAAGTTCTGTGCCAGGCGAACCAGTAGGCATTCCTTACGCCAGATCAACACCTATTAAACGCGGAAACCCTCATGAAGATAACCCCGATAGTTGCCCATTTGCAGGCGACCTGCCCGACTTTTGCCGGTCGGATCAGCGCCGGCATCGACTGGGCTGCGGTTGCCCTTGGCGATCAGCTTGCGCACCCCTCGGCCTATGTCATCGCCAGTGGTGATCTGGCCACGGCCAATGATCTGCAGAACGTCATTCGCCAGAACATCACCGACCAGATCGACATCGTGGTGGTGCTGGAAGGCGACGACAAGCGCGGGCAGCAGGCCAGCGATCAACTGCATGCTGTTCGCGCCGAACTGTGGCGCGCACTGGTGGGCTGGAACGCTGGCCACGATTACGACGCAATGCAATACACAGGCGGTGCGCTGGTGCAGATCAGTGGCGCGCGCGTGACGTATCGCTTCGGCTTTGCCGCGCAGTTTCAGTTGGGTCGCAACACTTCGGATCAGCCCGCCGAAACCTGGCACGAAGCGTATCTGGACGGTTTGCCCGGTTTCACTGGCGCCACCATCGACATGGATTGCGTCGATCCCGCAGACCCGAATCTGAAATTCCCCGGCCCTGATGGCCGTCTCGAAGCGAAGTTCACAGCAGAGGTAACACCATGAACCAACGCATCACCGTAGTACCGGCCGAAGGCCGCACTGTGCCGGACCCGGAGGCGGGCGATTTGCTGCCCGTCGAAGGTCGGCAGGTCACCTTCAATGCCTGGTGGCAGCGTCGTCAGAACGACGGCGATATCACCGTTCAAACCGAGCAATCCCCTACCACCTATCAGGCCTTCACAGCCTAACCAAGAGGAAGCCCAACAATGGCTATCAGCTTTAACAACATTCCATCCGATGTTCGCGTGCCGCTGTTTTATGCGGAGATGGACAACTCGGCTGCCAACAGTGCGTCGGCGAGCATGCGTCGCCTGATCGTTGCGCAGGTCAACGACGATGTGTCCGGACCTGAACTCGGCTCCCTGGTGCTGGTGCCCAGCGTGGCACTGGCGAAAAACATTGGTGGGCAGGGCTCCATGCTGGCCGCTATGTATGAAACCTGGCGCAAGGCCGATCCGACCGGTGAAGTCTGGTGCTTGCCGCTGCTCAACACCGAAGGCGTCAAGGCCGCTGCAACCGTCACCCTGACGGGCGCCTCGACCGAGCCTGGCCTGCTGAATCTGTATGTTGGCGGTACCCGTGTGCAGGCGACTGTCGTCAACGGTGCAACCGCTGCGCAAGCCGCGACTGCGCTGTCGGTGAAGATCAACGCCACGCCTGACCTGCCGATCACTGCGGCTGTCGATGCCGGCGTGCTGACTCTTTCCTGCAAATGGAGCGGGGCAAGCGGCAATGACATCCAGCTGGAATTCAATCGCCAAGGCAAGACCAATGGCGAAGTCATTCCTGCTGGCCTGACGGCGGCAGTCACGGCCATGACTGGTGGCGTGGGTACGCCTGATCAGCTCAAGGCACTGGCTGCACTTGGCGACGAACCGTTCGAGTTCATCTGCATGCCCTGGACCGACACCTCCACACTGGATGCCTGGAAAGCGGCAATGGACGACAGCACCGGTCGCTGGAGCTGGGCCCGTCAGTTGTACGGCCATGTGTACAGCGCCAAGCGCGGCACGGTCGGTACGCTTGTGGCCGCAGGTCAACTGCGTAACGATCAGCACATCACCCTTCAGGGCGTGGAAACCGGTGTTCCGCAGCCGGTCTGGCTGCAAGCCGCCGCACTGGCTGCGCGCACGGCGGTGTTCATTTCTGCCGACGCCAGCCGTCCGACCCAGAGCGGCACTATGCCTGGCCTGGACCCGGCGCCAGCCAGTCAGCGTTTCACGCTGACCGAGCGGGAGTCGCTGCTGCGTTACGGCATTGCCACGGCGTACTACGAAGGCGGTTATGTGCGCATCCAGCGCTCGATCACCACCTATCAGAAGAACGCTTACGGCCAGGCTGACAACTCCTATCTGGACAGCGAAACCATGCACCAGTCGGCGTTCATCATTCGTCGTCTGCAAGGGATCATCACCAGCAAGTACGGTCGTCACAAGCTGGCCAGCGATGGCACGCGTTTCGGTGCCGGTCAGCCGATCATCACGCCGAGCACCATTCGTGGCGAGTTGATTGCGCAGTACGCCCGCCTTGAAGAGGAAGGTCACGTGGAGAACGCTGAAGTGTTCGCCCAGCACCTGATCGTCGAGCGTGACGGCAATGATCCGAGCCGCGTGAACGTGATGTTCCCGCCTGATTACATCAACGGCCTGCGCGTGTTCGCGCTGCTCAACCAGTTCCGCTTGCAGTACGACGAAGCGGCATAAGCCTAACCAACCCTTTCAAGCCCGCCTCGTGCGGGTTTTTTCATTCTGGAGATAAACAACATGGGTCAGAAAGTTGCGGGTACCTGCTACATCAAAGTGGATGGCACCCAATTGACTATCAGCGGCGGCGGCGAAGCGCCTTTGATGAACATCAAGCGCGATACCGTCGTGCCGGGCTACTACAAGGAAGTCGACAAAGCCGCGTGGTTGAAACTCACCGCCGTTCATACCGCAGATCTGCCGCTCAAGCTGCTCACCACCGGTGTGGACATGACCATCACCTGTGAATTCAAGAACGGCAAGACCTACGTCCTGTCCGGCGCCTACCTGGTCGATGAGCCAATCAGCAAAGCTGACGACGGCACCATCGAGCTGAAATTCGACGGCAATCAGGGGAGCTGGCAATGAGTGAAGTCATCGACCTGGCGAGCCCGATCGAGGCGCATGGGGAAACCCTTTCGCAGGTGACGTTTCGACGTCCTACGGCGCAGGAAGCACGGGCCATCAAGGCCCTGCCGTACAAGATCGACAAGAACGAAGACGTGTCGCTGGATCTGGACGTGGCGGCGAAGTACATCGCCGTCTGCGCCGGCATCCCGCCATCGTCGGTCAATCAGATGGATCTGTGCGACATCAACACGTTGAGCTGGAAGGTCGCGAGTTTTTTCATGGCAGCGGCATCAGCGACCTTGAAGGCCTGATCGCCGTCGTTTACGACCTCGCGTACTTCTGGAAGACCGATCCCGAACTGATGATGTCCAGGGAGCTGGACGTCATCACCGAGTCGATCTTGCAGGCGCAACGCATCAACCAGATCCTGCAGGGGGAGTGATGGCAGACACTATCAGAACGCTGATTACCGGCGTCGACCAGCTGTCTCCAACGCTGGCAACTATCCGCAACAATGTTGATGGCTTCCGGACCAGGCTTGAAAGCTCAGGTCTGGGAGATATCGACGTTGCTGGTGTGATCAAGGGCAATGCTTTTACAGAGCCCTTGATTGCCGGGGTAAAGGCGGCGATCGGTTTCGAGAGCAGCATGGCCGGCGTGAAACGGTCAGTGACGTTTGAAACACCGCAGCAGTTCCAGCAGATGAGTTCCGACGTTCTGGACCTCAGTGAACGGCTGCCGGAAAGCGCCAATGGCATTGCGGCGATTGTCGCCGCCGGTGCCAAGGCCAATGTGCCGCGTGAAGAGCTGACTGGCTTTGCCAGTGATGCCGTGAAAATGGGTGTCGCATTCGATCAAACGGCGGCCGAGTCGGGCGACATGATGGCCTCGTGGCGATCTTCGTTCCAGATGACTCAACCGCAAGTCGCGGCGCTGTCCGAGAAGATCAACGTACTCGGCGGCAACAATCTGGAAAAGAAAATCGCCACCATGGTCACTGCCATGGGCCCGCTCGGGCCGGTGGCAGGCCTGGCTTCCGGGCAACTGGCGGCAATGGGCGCTACATTGGCCAGCGTCGACGTACCGGCCGATGTGGCCGCCAGCGGCATGAAGCGATTCATGCAGTCGTTGACCGAGGGCGGCGCAGCCAAAGCCGGGGCATTCGAGGCGTTGCAACTCGACGTCAATCAACTGACCCAAGGCATGCAAAGCGACCCGTCCGGGACCATTGAAAAGGTCCTGACGGCGGTCTCCAGTGTTGACCCCGGCAAACAGTCGGAGGTCATCACGCAACTGTTCGGCGCCGAATCGCTGGGTGCGATCACACCGCTGTTGGCCAACCTCGATGTGCTCAGGTCCAACCTGGCCAAGGTCGGGGAGGGCGTGCAGAACAGCGGTTCTATAGAGAAGGAGTTCGCGGACAACTCCCAGACCACGGCCACGGCCATCAAAGAGATGACCAACCGTGTCGATCGTCTGGGCATCAATATCGGCAGCATGTTTCTGCCGGCGATGAACGAAGCAATGGCCGTGATCGGGCCGATGATTTCTCAGGTCGCCGCACTGGCGGCCGAACACCCTGGCGTGATCAAGGGCGTCGTGGGCGCTGCGATTGCTTTCGGCGTATTGCAAGTCGCGGTGATGGCTGCAACGGGCGCGGCCCGGGTGTTGAGCCTGGTGATGGGCATGTCACCGCTGGGCCTTATTGTGCGTGGCCTGGCGCTGGCGGCAGGTTTTCTGATCGCCAACTGGTCGACCGTCGCACCTTACTTCCAGACGATCTGGGAGGCGATTCGTGGGCCGGTCATGGCGCTGTGGGACGTACTCCAGGCGGTATTCGCCTGGACGCCCATTGGCATGATCGCAGCCAACTGGCAGCCGCTGTCCGAGTTCTTTGCGGCGCTGTGGGACGTGATCAAAGCGCTGGCCACGCCGTTTTTCGATTTCCTGCAGACGCTGTTCGCGTGGTCGCCGCTGGGCATGATCGTGGCGAACTGGCAGCCGTTGTCCGAGTACTTCGCCGGCTTGTGGGAAACCGTCAAGACCGAGGCGCAGCCGTTTACCGATGTACTGGCAACGCTGTTCAGTTTTTCGCCGCTGGGCATGGTGATCGAGAAATGGGCGCCGATCAAAACCTGGTTCGCGGATTTGTGGGCGGACATCAAGCCGTTCGTCGAACCGATCATGAGCTGGTTTGGCGGTGACACTAATAAGTCGCTGCTGCAACGGGCGACCGAAAAGGTCAATCAGTTCGCTGAAGAGCAACGAGAGCGCAACGCCGGGCCTGGCGGCGGGACCGGAGCGTTTCTGGCGGCGGATGCGGTTGAGGCCAGCCGTTCTAAACAGCAACAGCTCAACCTGGCGACCGGTGTGCCGCCGACCAGTCAGTTGCTTGGCGCGCCGAACCTGCCTGCTCCCGGCAGCCTGTTGTTGCAACAGGGTACTGCGGGAGCGGGCTCGCGGCTTGAAGGCGAGCTCAACATTCGCTTTGAAAACGCGCCTGCGGGTATGCGTCCGGGCCCCGTACAAACCAACCAGCCGGGTTTGACGATATCGCCAAACGTCGGTTATCGAACCCTCGGCGCAGGAGCCGAATCATGAGTACATGGCGTGACAGCCTGCTGCCCGCGTCTTTCCGGGGCATCGGTTTTTTCATTGAAAAAGCCGTTGTTCCGGTGGGCCGCAAGGGGCAGTTGCATGAATTTCCACAACGCGACGAGCCGTACTTCGAGTCACTGGGCAAGCAGTCGCAAGTTCACACGCTGACGGCCTTTATTGTCGGTCGCGACTGTTTCGAACAGCGGGACAAGTTGCTGCAGGCGCTGGAAGAAGAAGGCGCTGGCGAACTGGTGCATCCGTGGCTGGGCCGCATGCAGGTTCAGGTTGGGGAATGCAGCATCACGCACAACCTGGCGGAAGGCGGGATTGTACGGCTGGAGCTGAAGTTCTACCCGGCCAACCCGCTCAAGTTTCCGGTGTCCACGCTCAACACCCGACGGCTGTTATTGGGGGCATCCGAGAGTCTGCTCGACTCGGCACTCAGGCGTTACCGCCTGGTGATGGCGACTGTGGATGCTGTGCGTATCAACATTCAGGCGCTGCGCAGTGCGTTGTCTGGCGTATTTGCCACTATCCAGCGGCAGTTTGCACCGTTCATGACGATCTATTCGGATGTCACCGCACTGGTGCATTCGCTGGTCAACGCGCCGCTGACCGTCAGCACGCTGTTTACCACTTTCTTCGCCAGTTTCGACGGCGACAGTCGCCGCTCAAGAAGAGCAAACGGCACCAGCAGTAGCGGCGGGGCCAGCACAGGAAAGGGTTCCGGCAGTTCGAACGGTAGCGGTTCAGGGAGTGGTTCTGCTAGCGGTAATAGTGGCAGCGGCACCTCAACCGGCTCGGGGTCGGGATCCAGCGCGTTTACCAGCACGGCAGCCCGGTCCAGCAGCAACGGTGGGGTGTCCTCTGTTGAAACGGTTGATTACCGGTCGGTCATTTCCGAAGCCACGCAACAGGCGGAGGCGGTGTCCAGTATCAATCTGGTCAATCAGAGCAGCGGGCAGGATACCGGCGTGACAGCTCAGGCCACTGCCAACCTGGTTCAGGATGCGCTGTTGGTCAAGGTGGCGAGAATCGTCGCGAGCATGCCGGTGGCAACGACGGTCACGCCGCTCACGGTGGTGCCTTCGCTGGATCAACAGATCACCCAAGCGCTGCAACGCGTAGACGTGCCGGTTGCCGATGATGTGATCGAACTGCGGGACACGCTGAGTTCAGCCATCTGGGAGGCGTCGCTGAAAGCCGACCCTGAGCATTACCTGGCGCTGAACGCATTGCGTCAGGCCTTGGTCCGCCATCTCAACGCGGTGGCGGCATCGGGTGTACGTCTAGTGGACATGAAGGTGTCCGAACCGCTGCCGGCGCTGGTGCTCGCCTATCGCCGATTCGGGGACGCCAGCCGGGCGCTGGAAATCGTCCAGCGCAACCGGCTTGCCCATCCGGGTTTCGTGCCACCCGGCACGCTGAAGATCGCTCAGGAGTGACCCATGATCGACCCTAACGTTGTCACCCTGACGGTGGACAAACATGACTATGCCGGTTGGAAAACGGTGGAAATCTCTGCCGGAATCGAGCGGCAGGCACGCAGCTTCGACGTGAGTATTACCTGGCAGTGGCCGGGCACTGAAGTGCTGCACCCGATCACGCCTGGGGCAGCCTGCGAAGTGCGTATCGGCGGCGAATTGATCCTGACCGGCTGGGTGTTTGCCGCCCCGATCAGCTATGACGGCACGCAGGTCACACTGAAGATTTCCGGTCGCTCGAAAACCGCCGACCTTATTGACTGCTCGGCCATCAACAAGCCGAGTCAGTGGAAAGGCGTCGGGGTGCTGAAGATCGTTGAGGCGCTGGCGGCGCCCTATAAGTTAGCGGTGATCAGCGAAATACCGGAAACCTCGAAAATGGCCGATCACACCATCGAGCCTGCCGAAACCGTGTTCAAGTCCATCGACCGGCTGTTGACCCTGTTCCGGATTTTTTCCACTGATGACGAGTACGGCAACGTAGTGCTGGCCAGGCCGGGCAGTCGAGGGCAGACCGCAGATGCGCTCGAACTCGGCAAGAACGTGTTGAGCGCTGTCATCGCGCGGGATTTTTCCGGGCTTTTCTCCGAGTACCGGGTCATTGGTCAACAGACCGGTAATGACACGACATTCGGTAAGGAGTCGTCGGAGGTCTCAGCCAAAGTCACTGATACCCGGTATGACGATCCCGCGCATGAAAAGCGCCTTCGCGTACTCATCGTTCATGAGGACGCCCCGATCACGCCCAAACTTGCCCTGAGTCGCGCCAATTGGGAGCGCGGTCAGCGGGCGGGCAAAGCGCTGCTCACCACTTATAAGGTACAGGGCTGGCGGCAGTCCAACGGTGCGCTATGGCGGCACAACACCATGGTGCAGGTGGTGGATCCGGTGATCGGTTTTACCGGCAGGAACATGCTGATTTCAGCCGTGACCTACTCGCTGAGTGATCAAGGTACGACCACCACCCTGGTGGTCGGTCCGCCTGAAGGTTTTCAGGCCGAGCCCGGTGACCCCGGCAGGCGCAGCAAGGTGCAGGTCAATCAGGATGCTTACTCCTGGTTGCTGCCTATCGACGAGGAAACAACCGCATGAGCTTACTCAACCGCATGCTGGTGCGCGGCACGGTGGTGCTCGCCAGGGCCAGCAGCAAAATGCAGGCGCTGCAAATGCGCCTCACCGCCGGGGAGGTCAAGGACGATATGGAACACTTCGAACCCTACGGCTTCACCAGCAACCCATTGGCTGGCGCCGAAGGCATCGCTGCCTTCATCGGCGGCGATCGTTCTCACGGTCTGTTGCTGGTGGTGGCCGACCGTCGCTATCGCCTTAAAGGGCTGGAATCGGGCGAGGTGGCGATCTACACCGACGAGGGTGACAAGGTCCACCTCAAGCGTGGCAAGGTCATCGACATCGAAACCGGCACCCTGAACATCAAGGCAGCAGTGGCCGTGAATTTCGACACGCCGCAGATCACCCAGACCGGAAAGATTGTCTCCCAGGGCGACCAGCTTGCCGGAGGCATCAGCCAGATCAGCCATCTGCACGGCAACGTGCAGGGCGGTAACGGCCAGAGCGGGCCGCCCGTTGGAGGTGCCGGATGATCATTGAAGGCTCTTTGCGGGCTTCCTTGCTGCGCTCGGTGGTGATCAGTCTGTTCACTTGGCGCCGCGCCGAAACTGACGATCCGTTCGACGATGACGAACGCTTTGGCTGGTGGGGCGACACCTATCCGGCACAGGTCAATGACCGCATCGGCTCCAGGCTATGGCTGCTGCGTCGGGTCAGGCTGACCGCACAGACCCAGCGCGACGCCGAGTTCTACGCTCGCGAAGCGCTCGGCTGGCTGATCGACGATGGTCAGGTCAAGCACATCAACATCCTTACCGAACAGGTTCAGAGCAATCGCTTGAACCTGGGCGTCGAGCTGGTCGTTTCGGACGGCCAGATCGTGCGCTTCAACCCCTCAGAACAGTGGCAGGTGATTTATGCCGTTTGAAACGCCTACGTTACCGGCGCTGATCAACCGAACCCAGGTCGACCTCGCCGACGAAGCGCTGCGCCAGTCCGATGCTCGGGTACTGTCGCGCGCGCACAGCGGTGCGGCCTATGGGCTGTACGGCTATCAGGACTGGATCGCCGACCAGATTCTGCCGGACACCGCCGACGAGGACACCCTCGAACGGCAAGCCATCCTGCGCTTGCGCCAGCCACGCAAGGTTGCGCAGGCCTCGAGTGGCACGGTGCGCTTTACCGCTGCGGCCGGTGCGGTGCTGGATGTAGACACCGTGCTGCAATTCAGTGACGGACGCTTCTACCGAGTGACCAAAGGTGTCACCACGGTTGCGGGCAACAACACAACCACGGTCGAAGCGGTGGACGCAGGCATTCTCGGTAACGCCGATGCCGGTCTGGTGATGACCGCCGTGCAGCCCGTCGAAGGCATCGACAGTACGTTCATCGTGACCGGGGACGGCCTGGTCGGTGGCATCGCGCAGGAAAGCATCGAGTCGCTAAGGGCTCGTGTGGTGCGCTCCTATCGGGTCATCCCCCATGGCGGCAATCAGGATGATTACGTGACCTGGGCGCTGGAACTGCCAGGAGTGACACGCGCCTGGTGCGTGCGTCGCTACTTGGGGCCTGGCACGGTCGCGGTGTTCTTCATGCGTGACGATGACGCCGATCCGATTCCCGATGCCGGGCAACTGGCCGACATGGCCGCCTATATCGAGCCGCTGCGGCCGGTTACCGCCGATGTGTATGTGTTGGCGCCGGTGCAAAAGCCGGTGGTTTACACGATAAGGCTTACACCCGATACCTCTGCCGTGCGGGCGGCGGTCGAAGCGCAACTGCTGGACCTGCACAACCGCGAGGGTGGGCTGGGTGAAACCCTGCTGCTGACGCACATCGCCGAGGCCATCAGCCGCGCGGCAGGCGAAACTGATCATGTACTGGTTTCACCAGTCGCCAACGTCGCAGCGGCCGCCAATCAGTTACTCACGTTCGGGGGCATCCAATGGTCGTCATAAGAACCGCCGAGCATTACGCCGGGCAACTGCAAGCGCTGTTACCTCCCGGGCCCGCCTGGGACCCGGAGCGGGTGCCGGAACTGCAACAAGTCATCACCGGCCTGTCCCGCGAGTTCTCACGCATCGATGGTCGCGCGTTCGACCTGCTTAACGAGATGGACCCCGCCACTGTCAGCGAACTGGTGCCGGACTGGGAGCGGGTCATGAACCTGCCCGACCCATGCCTCGGGCTCAAACCCCTGTTTGCCGACCGGCGTCTGTCAGTGCGCCAGCGGCTGGTGGCTGTGGGAGGGCAGAACGCAGCGTTCTACATCGACATTGCCGTCAGTCAGGGCTACCCCGATGCCACTGTGACCGAACACCGAACGCCCCGTATGGGGCGTTCGCGTTTTGGTCAGGCGCACTTTGGCACCTGGAACGCGCAATTCATGTGGACCCTGAACACCGGCGGGCGTCAGCGGCTGGGACGACGCTTCGGGGCCAGCTACTGGGGCGAGCGCTTCGGGGTCAACCCCGGCCTCGCCATCGAGTGTTTGATCCGTCGAGCGGCACCGGCGCACAGCGTCGAATTCGTTAACTTCAACTGAGGAATACAATGTGGATTATCCCAAGAGTGTGCCAAGCGTAGGCTTGGTCAGCGGCAAATTTGTAGATGAAAACCCGACTACCGGCACCCCCGGCTCGCTGATCCCGGCGGCATGGGGAAACTCGGTGACGCAGGAGATTTTGAATGCAATGGCCGCTGGTGGCGAACAGCCGGACGAAAACAGAACAGACCAGCTTTCTGCGGCTATTACGCAGATTGGTTTGCAGGCCAGGCAGGCCTATCGTGGTGCCGGTGTCGGGTATACAGCATCCCAGACGCTTCTACCGGGGGTGGCGGGGAACTGGCACAGGATCAACGTCGCCGGCATCACGCTCACATTGCCTTCCACTGCCAGTGTAGGTATCGGTAAATCCGTGACCTTTCATAACGCATCAACCGGAGCAGCAACCATCAAGGCCAGTGGTGCCGAGGTTATTTCCCTATTAGGTTCTGGTAGTAATACGTTAAAGCTAAACGCGGCGGAATGGGTAGAGCTTGTCTTTAACACTGACGCGATTTACATCACCAAGCGCGGCAAAATAACAGAGGTAGAGGAGGTCGACTCTCAACAAGTCTTCTCGTTCAATGCTGATACAGCTTTTACAAGAGACCAGATGGATTTGCTGCTACTGGATGCTACTGGCGGCAATCGTGTGTTCACACTGCCCTCCTCAAATGCCGCACTAGGCGTAAAGGATGTCATCGTTCGCAGGATAGACGGCAGTGGCAACAGGCTGACCGTTAATGCATCTGCCGGGGAAAAGATCAGGTTTCATACCCATTTGAATGCAGCGGGTTATTCCTTTCTGGTTCTGATGGGGGCTGGGGACTGGTGGCATCTGCGCAGCGATGGTGCCGGGAGTTGGTGGCCGGTAGGACGCTACGACAACACCCCGTTGGGACGACCCGTCTTCGAAACAACGACGTTGTTCAGCCCAGGAGGATACGGAGCGTTGAATGGTGGGCTTCTTAACCGCGCTGACTGGCCGTGGCTTTGGGACCATGCGCAAAAGTCCGGGATGGTTTACACCGAAGCAGCTCGGACCGGCAAGGAAGGTGGATGGACCAGTGGTGACGGTGCGCTGACCTTCCGAGGACCCGAAGGTAGGGGCGAGTTCTTGCGGGTACTGGATGAGTCACGTGGCGTCGATACTTCGCGTGTCGCCGGCTCTTGGCAGGACGGTACCTGGCTGAGGACGGTGGCTCAGGAGTGGAGCGGGTCTGATGTCAGCACCGGCACCTACCCATTGGGGAACGCTCATGCTCAAGCAGATGGACGCATGAGTTCCACTGGTCCCGGAGGAGCGTTGCCGGCTGGAGCTTTAATTCCGGCTGGAAACATAGCTTATCTCCCTGAGACAACAGACAACGGAATAATGGGTGCTGTCGAGGTTAACGCAAATTTAATCAACAACTGGATTCGTTTCCGTAGCCGCAACATTGCCTATCCCGGCCGTATTAAACTGATCTGAGGACATTATGCCTACTTACTTGATAGATGATGCCGGGGCCCTTATCGGTCCTGTTGAATTACCGGTTATCCCTGGGCTGGGCGAGCAAACTCCCAGCAATGCGGTAAGTTTGCCGGAGCTGCTGAACCCGCCGATCACAGGCTTTGCCTGGACGATGTTCAATAATGAGCTGCAACAGGTCACGGATAGTCGTGGCCCTATGTATCGAACAAACGACGGCTCTGTAGAGGAATGGGCCAGTCTGGGTGCGCCTCCTGAAAGGCTCACTACCAAACAATGGCCTGGTAAATACTACGTTTGGAGAGAGGGTGACTGGGCTCTTGATACTGAAGCTCAAAAGGCCGCGTTGGCTTCCGCTGCTCTGCTGGTTCGCGACCAGCGTTTGCAGGAGGCAACCACACGTATTGCCCCATTGCAGTATGCCGTGGATCTGGGAGATGCCACCGAGGTCGAGACGGCAAGTTTGCTTGAATGGAAACGCTACAGCGTCAAACTGAACCGGATTGAGCAAAGTCCTGATTACCCTATCCAGATCGAATGGCCGTCCTCCCCCTCGGATGCAACTGCCCTTTAGACATGACCGCGAGCGCGGTTTTTTTGCCCGTTGCCTACTGAATAGCTAGCCCCTGTAAGGCGCAAGTACAGACGAACTGCCCCGCACTGACGGGGCATTGTTTTATCGCCATCCAGTCCGCTTTTAAACAGGAGAGCTTTATCGACTCATGGGGTGGGCCAGTCCTGCAAGCCCCTGAGGAGGATCAATGCCCCTCGACTAGCAACAACGACTGAACATCATCCCTGACGGGCGCGCAATGCAGCTCAAACGACACAGGAGGTCCACTGACGCCCGCAAGCGTCAATCATTCATAAACCCATACTCTCTCAATAGAAAATTAAAGGTATTCATATGTCCACAGTAATAAGCGCTCGCGATCCACGTTGGTCCGATATGACACACACATACATTAACCTGTGGGTGTTGTTTGCGGAGTTTAAAGACACTTACGGTGAGGTGCCTTTTAGTGCGTCTCCCTATGACTCCGCTGCTCACGGAGTCGATCTGTTTAACCGTGCCCTCGCCGGTGAGTTTGGCCCGGTTCTCGAGCCGACCGAGGAGTCGGTCGTGCAGCTGGTGACGAGTCAGCGAAATAACCTATCAAGTAACGCTACCGCTCAAATCCACTCTTTGCTGGACGAACTGGATATTCTTCAAGACGCCATAGCAATGAATCTGGCGACCGAAGCGCAAGTGAAATCCGTGCCAGCAATAAACGCTGAGCTCTACGCGTTCCGTCTTTATCGCGTGCGGCTTTCCCAAATTGACACATTGCCAAGTTACCCAAGGAAGTTCGACTGGCCAGTGGCGCCTGCGCAGCCTTTTGTGTATGTGCCACCTTCTGAGTAGTGGGCCATTTGGCAGGGCGTGCGCAAAAACGAATTGCACTCGACGCCGGCTCTAAAGCTGGCGTTACTGTTTATGCTTTCGATATCGCCACGACCTGCTGATATGACTGCTGCTAACGACCCAGGTAATGACGCCCCGCAATAGGGGGCGTTTTTACCCGTAATGCGAGTTGCTCTCGAGTCACGAGAGCTTCGTCGATTGGGGACGCTGACGAGCGTCATAAGCAAGGCAGGAGTAACCATGCCTATCAATCACCAACAACTGCTACAAATCCTCCCCAACGCCGGCCTCCAAGCCGGCGTTTTTGTTCCTGCGCTCAACATCGCCATGACTCGCTACTCCATCAACACCCGGCTGCGCATCGCCGGGTTCATCGCCCAGGTCGGGCATGAATCCGGGCAGCTTCGTTATGTGCGCGAACTGGGTAGCGACAGCTACCTGGCGAAGTACGACACCGGGCAGTTGGCGCTGCGTCTGGGCAATACGCCAGAGGCAGACGGCGACGGTCAGCTTTACCGCGGCCGTGGGCTGATTCAGGTGACGGGGCGAGCGAATTATGAGGCGTGCGGGGAGGCGCTCGGGCTGGACTTGCTTGGCCAGCCGCAACTGCTCGAACAGCCAGACCACGCCGCCATGTCGGCGGCGTGGTTCTGGGATCGGGCCAACCTCAATGTGCTCGCTGACAAGGGAGACTTTTTGATGATCACCCGGCGTATCAACGGCGGCACGAATGGCCTTGCCGATAGACAGGCGCTCTATCAGCGTGCCTTGGAGGTGCTGCCATGAAAGCGCTGGATGTGCGCTTCCTGGTCCTGGCGTTCGTGCTGGGGTCGGGGTTGGGCGTATGGGTTGCCTGGAAGTCGCAGGCGGCCCGCTATGGCCTGCAACTGTCCACACAACAGCTGACCTGGCAGCGCGAACGCGAGCAGGCGGCACTCGCGGTTATCGATTGGCAGAACGCCGAACAGTCGCGAAGGCGGGCGCTGGAAGTTCGCCTGCGCGATAGCGACACAACCATTCACAAGGAGTTGAGCGATGCACAAACCTCTCAAGCCCGTTTGCGTGACCGTCTGGCTACTGCTGATCTGCGGTTGTCAGTCCTCCTCGCCAGCCCTGCCGGTGGCAATGGAATGCCAGTCGCCGCCGATACCAGCGGCGTGGTTCATGGAAGCCCGCGAGGCGAACTTGACCCAGCGGCTGCTGGACGAATTGTCGCCATCACCGATTACGGCGATCAAGGATTGATCGCCTTGAAGGCCTGCCAAGCCTATGTGCGCGAGATTGCGCATTGATGTTCCTTTCGGCGTCCCACCCTCGGCCATCGTGCCCCCGCCTCAATCCCGCCTCCGCAAGGAGGCGCGGTCCTCTTTTCAGCCTTTGCCCGGCTATCAATCGGTCCCGCCCGGTACTTTCATATTGCACCGGCCCATTCGGTACGCTAATGTCCCGAAACGTACCGATGAGACCCCTTCCGTGACAATTGTCAGCAAACTCTTGATGCGCGTAATCAAGGCTCACGCCCGCTGGCGTTGGCGCGCCTGACTATTTCCTTGCCGGCCCTGCCGGACCCGTACCTGTATGCCTTCGATGTGTGATGCTTTTTGCCCTGGTCACCTCAAGCCTTGTGGCTGAAGAGGGGACGCATGAGTGACGCAGAATCCGGAAGGCTTGAATCAAGTCAGTCAATCAAAAGGTTGATAGCAAAATGTTGCTGATGATCGATAACTACGACTCCTTTACCTACAACGTCGTGCAGTACCTCGGTGAGCTGGGGGCAGACGTCAAAGTCATTCGTAACGACGAACTGACCATCGCCCAGATCGAAGCCCTGAACCCCGAGCGCATCGTGGTCTCGCCTGGCCCGTGCACACCCAATGAAGCCGGCGTCTCGCTTGAGGTGATCAATCACTTCGCGGGCAAACTGCCGATTCTGGGTGTCTGCCTGGGGCACCAGTCCATTGGTCAGGCGTTCGGCGGTGATGTGGTGCGTGCGCGTGAGGTGATGCATGGCAAAACCAGCCCTGTCGTCCACGAAGACGGCGGTGTCTTTGAGGGCCTGAATCATCCGTTGGTGGTAACCCGCTACCACTCGCTGGTGGTCAAACGCGATACGCTGCCCGAGTGCCTGGAAGTGACAGCATGGACTGCGCTGGAAGACGGCTCGGTCGACGAGATCATGGGCTTGCGCCACAAGACATTGAACGTCGAGGGCGTGCAGTTTCACCCCGAGTCGATCCTGACTGAGCAGGGTCACGAGTTGTTCGCCAACTTCCTCAAACAGAGCGGCGGCCAGCGTCAGGGCTAA